AACTTTTACCCTTATGCTGTCGAAGGTGTGGGGAGACAAATATTCAGACAAGATTTTGATGGTAGAGTCGATATCCTCCCAGTATCTGACCCTAACATTTTTTCGACAGCACAAAGAGTTTTACTTGCACAAACACAACTGCAAGCAGCTTCACAAGCTCCACAGATACATGATCTTCGTGAAGCATATAGAAGATTATACAAAGCACTTGATGTAGAGAATATTGATGAGATGCTGATACCAGAGATAGGTTCTAAACCCATGGACCCAGCTACAGAAAACTATACAATGATGTATAACAGACCTGTAAAAGCATATGCATGGCAAGACCACGATGCACACATAGCAGTGCACGAAGCGTTTATGGGCGACCCATCAATTATTCCACAAGACCCTAAACTACAACAAGCATTAGCAGGTGCAGTACAAGCACACATACAAGAACACCAAGCTCACAAATACAGAATGTCTATACTTGCAAACGCAGGCATAGAACTTCCTACAGCACCAGAGTACGACAGATTTAATCCTGGTAAGAGTGATGAGTATGAATCTATGGATAGAGATGTAGAGAACGCAGTTGCACAAGCACAGGCACAAGTTGCAGGTCAAATATCTGCTGCTGCTCAACAACAAGCTCAAGCTGCTGCCGCACAACAACAAACACAAGACCCTAGATTCCAACTTGCTCAACAGGATTTACAATTAAGAGCACAAGATTTACAACGAAAAGCTCAAGAAGGTGCAGTAAGAAACGAGATAAAACAAAGAGATATCTTGCTAAAAGAAGAAGCTGCTGCTGCAAAAGCACAGATAGATGCATCAAAATTAGCTCTAGATCGTGATAAAATACAGGCAGATATTGAAATAGACAGAGAAAAATTGCGAAGTAACGAACAACGTGATATTGCTAGGTCTCAATATCAAAAAGCTATGTCAGACCAAAAAGCTGAGATAGAAAGAGCAAGAACGATTATAGAACGTGAGCAAAGAGAAAAAGACAGAGACAACACTAAATAGTACCACTTTGGTACAAAAAATAGAGAAGAAAAAACACGCAGTTCTTTCTTTGTGGGATGATACAAAAAAACTAGCAGACGCAGAAAACAAAACACCTGTGATTGCTTTGTGTCAAAAAAACAGAAAAGGTTTTTGGATAGTTGTTCACGAAGACGACTTACAGAAAGTTATGGATGCCAAAAACAATAACTGAAGAAATCCTAGAGTGGTCTGAAAATTTTTTAGAAATACCATCTAAAAAACTTGGTGGTTGGTCTGTATGCCCTTATGCAAAAGCAGCAAGACTTAAAAACGAAGTTAAGATTGTAGAAGTAGAACATAGCAAAGATTTTTTGTATACTGTTACATCAGAAGCAAGAACAATAAAGGAACAAAATAAAAAACTTGTCGTTGTTGCTTGTGATGATTTTAATATTGAAGCTGAAGAATTAGGTTGCTATATAGATGCTTTAAACTATGCTTATGTTTACAACGATGTTTATCTTATGCCATTCCATCCACACGATGATGGAGAAGAGGTAGAGTTTCTTGAAGATAATCTTGAAACTGAAAACGAGTTTTATATGGTTCTTATCCAACCATATAATGAGTTGGAGAAGGCTTCAGAGTCACTCCAAAAGAAAGGATACTACAAAAACTGGGATAAAGAATATTATCAAGATACAGTAGTGAAACGAAAATCATATAGGAGAATTTACCATGATGGGAAAAAAGAAAAGAGTTAAAAAAGGAATGTCATCAATGGCTATGATGCGTGGTGGCGGAATGATGAAGAAGAAGCCTGGAATGAAAAAAGGCGGAATGATGAAAAAGAAAAGAGTTAAAAAGAAAAAGTAGTGGATACTTCTAAATTAATAACTTTTTTAAAAAATAAAATCATTAGGGAGATCGACAGTATCAAAGATGCTTTTGAACAAGGTCGAATCCCTAAAGAAAACTACGATATTTCGGTTGGTGAATTAAAAGGTTTACGAACCGCAAAAGATTTGTTATTAGAGTCAGCTAAGAATATAGCTGATGACAACGACAAAATTTAGTCTTACTGAAGAAAAACTGGATAAGAATCATCCAACTGCTGTTGGACATAGAATACTTGTTCAAGTTTTAGACGTTGACGACAAAACCAGAGGTGGAATTTATCTACCAGGTAAGTCAGTGCAAGAACACCGCAATGTTGCCTCTATTGGCAAAGTAATACAAATGGGTGAAGACGCATACAACAGAGAAGATATGTCAAAACCTTGGTGCAAACTTGGAGATCATGTAATGTTCGCTAAGTATGCTGGTCATCGTTTTCAATTCGGTAAGACCGAACTTCGCATCATGAATGATGACGAGATATTAGGACTAGTTCCAGATATCAAAAATATTTCGTAACATCCAGTTACGCAAAAAATTAATCTAATAACTTTGGAGAGAAACCAATGCAAATTGTACACGATTCTTCGGGCAAAAAAAAACCGATGCAAGTCGTAGACGATGGTAAAGAAATTAAACTCAAGAAGTTTGATAAACTTGATATTCCAGAACAGGAAGAACAAGACAACTCAGACATCGAAGCAGTTACTGATGATACGCAAGTAGAACACAGTTCTGAACCAGAAACTACGCCAACTGAAACTGAAAGTGTCGTTGAGAAAGAGCAAGACGAAACTAAAGAGGAAGTTGCAAAAGAAGACGATAAAAAAAGTAATCGTTACCAAAATCGTATTAACGAATTGGTAAAGAGAGCTAATCAAGCTGAAAGACAACGAAATGATTTTTATAATCGTATTCAACAACTTGAAGAAGAAGTTAAAAAGAAAAATGTTGTAAGTCAAGATTATGCAAGTCTTCAAACACAATACTACGATACTCGTAAGTCTAACGCAGAAAAAGGACTAGAGGCAGCTCGTAAAGCACACAAAAGTGCATATGATGCGGGTGACTCAGATGGTATGTTAAAAGCTGCTGAAGACATTGCAGAGTTCAAAGCTGAGATGAAAATGTTAGACAATCAACAACCGATTGTTCAACCAACTCCACAGCAACCTACGTCAAAAGTAGAAGAGGTTAAACAACAACCCGCACCAACAGAACAACCTGTTTCACAACCAGACCCTCGTGCTCTAAGATGGGCACAAGATAATTCTTGGTTTGGAACTGATGTTGCAAAAACTGGTGCTGCTTATGCTATTGATGCAGCTCTTAAAATGGAAGGCTACAATCCATCTAGTGAGGATTACTATTCAGAACTAGATAGACGTTTAGCAGAATCCTTCCCAGGAAGAGAAGAAGCTAAACCTAAACAAAGGGTAGCTGGTGTAACTAAAGCACCAACCGCACCTAAGAAGGTTCGTATGAATCAGAGTCAGATCGCTATGGCTCGTAAACTAGGTGTGCCACTAGAAGAATATGCGAAATTCGTGAGGAACGACAATGACCAATAAAAATCGAACCCACTCGACTAGGGAAAAAACAAGTCGCAAAGTAGTCTATACGCCTCCCAACAATTTAGATGCTCCAGACCCAAAGGTAGATGGAATAAAATACCGATGGATTAGAGTTTCATCTGGGGGGGAGGATGATTCACAAAACATATCCAAAAAAAGAAGAGAGGGATATGAATTTGTGCGGGCTGAAGAACACCCAGAATTTGACGCACCAAAACATGAATCTGGAAAATATGCAGGTGTAATTGGAACAGGTGATTTAGTTCTAGCAAAGATACCAACAGAAATGTCAGAAGCTAAGAAAGAGTTCTTTGAACAAAAAACTCGTAGGCAGACAGCAGCTGTTGATAATGATTTGTTAAAACAACAACATCCTTCAATGCCAATTTCACAGCAAAGAGATTCGACAACAACTACAGGCAAGAAAAAGTCTGAATTTGATGATTGATAACTAGATTGATGCTCGGTGTAAACTTAACTATTTTAAAAATTAGGAGATTATTATGGCTAACGTAGATGCCGCTTTTGGCATGAGACCAGTAAGACATCTTACAGGCGGACAAATCCGAGCTAATGAGTATAAAATAGCAAGTGGAACATCATCCAACATTTTTACTGGTGATTGTGTAAAATTATTAAGCACAGGCTACATTGATGTAGCTGCTGCTGGTAATAGGTTGTTAGGTGTTTTCGCAGGTGCTCAATATACTGCATCAGACGGAGAGGTCAAATTTGTAAGATACTTTCCAACTGGAACAGCTACACAAGGTAGCGGAGACGTAACTGCATACGTTTATGATGACCCAAATATTGTATACGCAGTACAATCAGCAGGTTCTGCTGATTTTGCTGACATAGGAAACCTAGCTGACATCGTTGTCGGTTCTGGTGATACAACTACTGGTCAAAGTAAAGTAGAAGTTAGTGGAACAACAGGTACAGGTACTGCGAATTTAAGAATACTTCGCAAGTATGATGACCCAAAAAACTCATATGGAACTAACGGTGTCCTTGAGGTTACAATTCATGAACATGAACTTAACCAACACATTGATGCTGATGGTACTGTGGGCGTATAATAGGAGAATAATAACATGGCTGTTATATCAAGAAGTCAACTCGTAAAAGAGTTAGAACCTGGACTCCACGCCCTTTTCGGGTTGGAGTACAAAAGATGGGAACGTGAACACGCAGAAATCTTTACAGAAGAAACTTCAGAAAGAGCTTTTGAAGAGGAAACTCTTATCACTGGCTTTGGTGCTGCACCAACAAAATCTGAAGGTGCATCTGTAGAATTTGATTCTGCTGCTGAACAGTGGACAGCAAGATATGTGCATGAAACAGTTGCACTTGCTTTTGCAATCACTGAAGAAGCAGTTGAAGATAATCTTTATGATACACTATCTAGAAGATACACTGCTGCACTAGCACGTTCTATGGCTTATACTAAACAAGTAAAAGCTGCAAACGTACTAAACAATGCATTTAGTTCTAGCTTCCCAGGAGGAGATGGTAAGGAGCTTATCGCTACTGACCACCCAACTGTACAAGCTGGTACTCAATCAAACGAGCCAAGCACTGCGGCTGATCTTTCTGAATCATCTTTAGAAAACGCAATCATTTCGATTGGTGGTTTCGCTGATGACAGAAACATTCCAGTTGCTGTACAGGCTAGAAAGTTAGTAATACCAAAAGAATTAGCTTTCACTGCTCAAAGAATTTTGAAAAGTGAACTAAGAGTTGGTACTGCTGATAATGATGTTAACGCATTAAATAGCATGGGAATGTTCCCAGAAGGTTATGTAGTAAACCACTACTTAACTGATACAGATGCGTTCTTCATCTTAACAGATTTAACTAACACTGGACTAAAGATGTTCCAAAGAAGACCTTTGAAAACATCAATGGAACCAGATTTTGAAACAGGAAATATGCGATTCAAAGCATCTGAAAGATATTCTTTCGGATTCTCGGACTGGAGATGTATCTTCGGTTCACCTGGAGCATAAAGTACGCACTAAGGGGGGAATAGTTCCCCCCTTTTTTTTAACATTTTGAATGGTGGTTTAACCACTGGTCTTTAAGGAGGACTGTTCAAATGCCAACACATTTTTCATCAGGGGTAAGTAACAGAACTAACGGACATCCATTGTTCGAGTTCCCATACTTAGACCCTTTCAAATACTATATTTATTCAAACGACTTTTTTACTTATCATGCAGATGAGTTTACAATTACAACAACAGAAGATGGTTCTGGTTCAGCATCAGAAGCATTAACTTCTCTAGCAGGCGGAGCTTTATTAATAACAAACGCAGCAGGAGATAATGACGCTGACTTTTTTCAACTAAAAGGTGAGTCTTTTAAATACAGCTCAACTAAAAATATGTTTTTTAAAGCTCGTTTTAAAGTAAATGATGCAACACAATCGGACATCGTTATGGGTTTACAGATTACTGACACAGCACCATTAGCTGTATCTGATGGTATCTTTTTCCAAAAAGATGATGGTGATGCTAATCTAGATTTTCATATCGAAAAAGATTCAACACAAACTGATAATACAGCAATCTCTACTTTGTCTGACGACACTTTTGTAGACGTTGCTTTCCATTATGACCCTAAAGGTAATCTTGGAAGTGGTAGTTTTAAAATTTATGTAGACGATGCACTCGTTGCTACACAAACTACTTTAACAAATGTTCCAGATAACGAAGAACTAACTGTTTCTTTTGGTCTTCAAAATGGTGCAGCGGCAGCAAAAAACATGACACTTGATTACATCATGGCTGCTGTAGAAAGATAGAGGTAACAAATGGCTGATGCAGTAACTTCACAAATTATTGGTGATAATGTTGGTGCAAAAAGCATACTTGTAAAACTTACAAATATATCAGATGGTTCTGGTGAAAGTGCTGTAGCTAAAGTGGATGTTTCTGCTTTAGCTAAAAGCACAGATGGTGAATCGTGCTCTAGAGTTGCTGTACAAGAAATATATTATGATATTTTTGGTATGAGAGTGGACTTATTATGGAACGCTTCATCTAATGTTATTTGTAAAGTTTTAGGTGCAAATGGTGCTTTATCATCACAAGGTTATATGGATTTTAGAGATTTCGGTGGTATAACTAACAACGCAGGTTCTGGTATTAATGGTGATTTACTATTAACAACTACAGGACACACTGACGGAGATCACTATACTATTATCTTAAAACTTTCAAAGACGTATTAATATTATGGCAACCTCTGGAACTAGAACTTTTACCCTCGCTGTAGATGAGATTATAGAAGATGCTTATGCCCGTATTGGTGGAGAACCACAAACAGGTAAAGAAGCATCTGTTGGTAGAAGAGCTTTAAATTTATTGTTACAAGAGTGGAGTAACAGAAACATACAACTGTGGACAGTTACAGAGTCAACTCAAACTCTAACAGCTAACACAGCAAGTTACACACTTAACACTCATACAGTAGATATTACAGAGGCGGTCATACAAAAAACAAATTCTGATTCTACAGTTACAGATTTTGAATTAGAAAGAATTAGTAGAGATGACTACCTTCGTATCCCTAACAAAAGTGATACGGGTAGACCATCTCAATATTTTTTAGATAAACAATTAACACCAAAAGTATTTCTGTATCCTACACCAGATAATGCAGATGTATTTAAGTTTAATGAAAGAAGAAAAATAGAAGATATTACTTTATCTACAGAAACTGTAGATATACCAGACAGATTTTTGCCTTGTGCTATTAGTGGCTTATCTTATTATTTGGCTTTACGAAGACCACAAATAGATATAAACAGAAGACAAGAGCTTAAAGTTCTTTACGAAGAAGAAATTAAAAGAGCTATGGAAGATAATAGAGAAAAGGTAGATTTAATTATACAGCCAGAGATTGCGAGACCATGAGTGACCCGAAGGTAGGAACGGGAAAAAAACCAAAAGGCTCTGGTAGAAGATTATACACAGATGAAAATCCTCGTGACACAGTAGGAATAAAATTTAGTACACCTGCTGATGCTAGAAGGACAGTTGCAAAAGTAAAAAAAGTTAACAAACCTTTTGCTAGAAAAATACAAATACTAACTGTTGGTGAACAAAGAGCAAAAGTAATGGGCAAAAATCAAGTAGTAAGTATTTTTAAAAAAGGTAAAGATGCCATTAGAAAGGCACACAATAGAAAAAAGAAATAGGAGTTTAGATGGCTTACGCAACAGGTAAATATGCAAAAGCGATATCTGATAGAAGTGGGATGGAATATCCATACAGTGAAATGAAAACTGAATGGAATGGTTCTTTTGTACACAAGTCTGAGTATGAAAGTAAACACCCACAACTTACGCCAAGAAAGCATAGACCAGACCCACAAGCACTAAAAGATGCGTCTCCGCCAAAAAAACTAGACCCGTCAGATCAGTTAGAAAATGGAACAGTAAGTTCCTTACTAGCTAGTCTTGGTGTAACAAGTGCAGATAGAAAGATAACATCTACTTTTACATCTGCAAATGCTTCACCAATCGCTACAGCCTTGACATTGAGTGCAAGTTTAGGTAGTGAATCTGTAAGTGTCAGCTAAGATAGAATTATTTGTAGGAACACCTTGTTATGGTGGTATGCTCACAGAAGATTATCTTCATGGAGTTTTAGAACTACAAAATTTTTGTTTAGAAAATAAAATAGGTTTAAACATACAAACTCTTGGACAAGAGTCATTAATTACTAGAGCTAGAAATACTTTAGTTGCTAATTTTTTAGATAATGAAAAGTTTACACATCTTTTGTTTATAGATGCAGATATAGGATTTCGTCCAGATAATTTAAAAAGATATTTTGAGTACGACAAAGATGTTATCTGTGCTCCTTATCCTATGAAGTTAATTAGTTGGAACATGATGCCAGAGCTAATTAAAAATGAAAAAGACTACAGAAATTTATGTCATCCTTATGTTTTAAATTTTGCAAACAAAGGTGAAATAAATATAGACAAAGGTTTTGCTGAAGTATTAGATGCTGCAACAGGTTTCATGTTAATTAAAAGAGAGTGTTTAATTAAAATGAAAGAAGCATATCAAGATTTAAAATATGTTTCAGATCAAATACTAAATGGTAAAGAATTTAATTCAGAAAACACATATTTGTTTTTTGATACAATGAAGGATGAAGATGGCAGATACTTATCAGAAGACTACGCTTTCTCAAGAAGATGGCAAAAGCTCGGAGGAAAAATCTATGCAGATATTGGATCAAACCTTTCACATATTGGACAGTATAGATTCACTGGTAAGTTATGGAAACACTTCAACATCGAACAAAAAAAGTAAAAACGTAGTAGTACCTGTTCAAGGTCTAAGTTTTAAAATTACAAAAGGATAATATGGCAGACGCAGTTGTAAAGCCTATTAAAATGGCTATCGTTAGAAATCCTAAAAAGGGATACATAAGAACACCATCTCCAGAGGAGATAAAGAAATACGAAGAACGTGAAGAACGATTAAAAAAAGAAGGTAAGAAATAATGGCTGATGACGCAACAATAACTTTAAAAGCAACTTTACTTCCAGATGAAATAGCTAAAGTTATTAATGGTTCAATGATTGTAACGCCAGATGATGCAAACGACAAATGGTATTATAAACTTACAAGTGTAACAACAACAAGTGCAGATTTAATTGCAGGTAATTTTATTGATTACACAGCGGTAGATCAAGATACTGCACCAACAGCAGTTGCTACAGCAGACAAAGTTAAATTTTTATTTGTTAAAAATACAAGCACTGCTGATGGTATTGTTATTTCTATAGATGCGGGAACAGCAGCTTTTAATTTAGCAGATGGTATTTTTGTAGGACCAGGACAATCTTGGTTTTGTAGATTACCAAACGCAACTGTAGCAGATATTCATGCAATAAGTGCTGACATAGGTGATGCTGGTGATGCAAGTGCAGATGTAATCGTTGCAGCACTAATAGATGATGTGGGGTAATTATGGCAACAATGACTTTTTCTACTCTTACACAAGATATAAAAGATTGGATGGAAAACGACAATACAGAATTTGCAGATGAAACTGCAAACTTTATATCTTTAGCAGAGCAAAGAATATCTAGAGATGTAGACCCTTATGCTTTTCATGAGGCAGTAAATTCTACATTTAATATTGGAGATAGGTTTGTAAGTAAACCAGCAGATGCAAAAGTTATATTTCATTTTTTGCTTATTAACTCTGATTCAGAAAGAGTATTTTTAGAAAAAAGAACAGACGAGTTTATTTATGATTATTGGAAAAACTCTGCAACCACTGGAACACCAAAGTATTGGTCTAATTATAGTGACACTGCAATATTGGTTGCACCAACTCCTAGTGCTGCACTTAGAATAGAAATGACATATTCTAGAAGACTAGCAGAACTTTCTAGCACTAATACTACAAACTGGTTAACAGAAAACGCACAAGATTTACTCTTGTATGGTTGTCTTATGGAAGCATCTACTTTTACAAAGAGTAGAGAGGACTATGTTATATATTCAGACAGATATAAACAAGCTGTTGAATCTATAAACAATCAAGCAAGAAGAAGAAGAAGAGATGACTTCACAGCTCCTGCAAATGTGATGGGAGAAAATTATTTAAAAGAAATGGGAACATAGGAGATTATAATGGCAATAACACAAACTTTAACTAACGTATTTAAACAAGATTGTCTTGATGGAGCACAAAACTTAGGAACAAGTGGAGACACTATTAAAATAGCTTTGTACACTTCAAGTGCTACTTTAAATGCAACAACGACTGCGTACTCAACTACCAATGAAGTATCTGGCACTGGTTACACAGCAGGTGGAACAACACTATCAAGTCAATCAGTAACACTAGATACAACTAACGGAGTTGCTTTTTTTGATGCAGCAGACCCAAGTTTTACTTCCGCTACTATTACTGCAAGAGGAGCTTTAATTTATAACAATACTAAATCAAATGCAGCAATAGCAGTTCTAGATTTTGGTTCTGATTTTTCATCATCAAATGGAACTTTTCAAGTTCAATTTCCAACAGCAGCACACAACACAGCGTTAATTAGGATTAGTTAATGGCAGAGGGCACTGGTGGATGGAACGCAGGTGCGTATGGTGATGACGGATGGAATGATGGTATCGTTTTATCTGAAACAGGTATTGCAGCTACACTTGCATTAGGAAGCGAACAGGCATCTGGTAGTGCTTTAATAAATCAAGTTGGTTACGATACTTTTAGATTAAGTTTAGCAGATTTATCTGCAAATATAACAGGAACAGCAACTGTAAATACTATATCTGGAATTACAGGAACTGGTTCAACTGGAACAGTAAAATTATGGTCTTTAATAGATACAACATCTGATGGAGACGAAACATGGACAACAGGAGTGGCAAATTAAATGGCTAATGCTTACACACAATTAGGATTTGTAAAACAAGCTGATGGTGAAAATATAGGTAGTTGGGGTGATGTACTCAACGATCAACTTATAGATTTACTTGATGATGCGATAGGTGGATATGTAGAAGTTAGTGTTGCGTCTGGTAATGTTACTTTAGCTTTTGCTGATGGAACAGCAGACAATAATGGTAGACACGCAGTAATTAAATTTACTGGTTCTCCAGGTACAACTAGAACTGTTACATTTCCAAATAAACAAAAAACATATTACATAAACAATGGTTCTGATAGTTCTGTAATTTGCACAGCAGGTTCTGGTGGTGCAACAGTTACAGTTTTAACAGGAAATAAAGATATTATTTATGTTGATGGTAGTGATGAAATACACAGTGTATTAACAAGAACAAGTGTCGTTTTAGGAACTAACACATCTGGAAATATTTTAGTCGCTGATGGAAATCAATTTAATTCAAAAGCAGTAGGAGATTTATCGGCTATAAGCTCAGTAGCAGCTGATGATGTTTTATTAGCAGTAGATACATCTGGTGGAGGATTAAAAAAGATAACTAGAAGCACATTAGTATCTGGTCTTGCAGCAGGAACAATGAGTAATATATCAGAAGATTCTACTCCACAACTAGGTGGAGACTTAGATGTTAATGGTCAAGACATAGTTTCTACATCAAATGGTAATATTACTTTAACACCAAATGGAACAGGCGTTGTAAGGGTTGATGGTTCTAATGGTATTGATATGCAATCTGGTGCTATATCAATTAAAAACTCTGGAACGCAGTCTTATGTAGATTTTTATTGTGAATCATCAAATGCACACTATGCTAGATTACAAGCTCCTGCACATTCTGCATTTGCTGGTAATATAACATTAACTATGCCTGCTACGACAGATACTTTAGTAGGTAGAACTACAACAGATACACTTACAAATAAAACTTTAACCACACCTGTAATTGCAGAAATAGATTCTGGTGCTGACATAACTTTAGATGCTACTGCTGACATTATTTTAGATGCAGGTGGTGGAGATTTTAATTTTAAAGATGATGGAACAGAAATTCTACGAATTACAAATTCATCTAGTGATGTAATTATTAGACCTGTTGTTGATGCAAAAGATTTAATATTCCAACAAAGAGATGGAACAGAGGTTGCAAGAGTAGAAGACAACGGAACATTTAACGTTGTATCAGAGAAGCTAGCTATTAATGGCACAGCTATTACATCTACTGCGGCAGAATTAAATATTCTTGATGGTGTAACTTCTACCGCTACAGAATTAAATGTTATGGATGGAGACACATCAGCAACATCTACAACTTTAGCAGATGCTGATAGATTAGTTACCAATGATGCAGGCACTATGAAACAAGTAGCATTAACAGATTTAAAAACATATTTAACCAGTGCAGGATTTTCAAGCGAAGACCCAACGGCACTTGCGATTGCCCTTGGTTGAGTTAGGATAATAGGAGGATAATAAATGGCTAATACTTTTAAAGTAGTAACAAAAGCAGGAGTAACTAGTTCTGATGTTATCTATACAGTAGCGGGTTCTACAACAACTGTAGTTCTTGGTATTATGGTAGGTAACACAACAACTGGACAGATCACTGCATCTGTTACTTTAAGTTCAGATACTTCCAGCAGAGCAGGAGCAAATAACGAAGCCAACCAAGCGGTTGAGTTAGTTACTAATGCACCCATCCCTGTTGGCGGAACGCTGGAGTTGCTTTCGGGAAATAAAGTAGTAATGGAAACAACAGATACGCTGTCATTAGCAGCGTCTGGTGCTGCTGATATTTGTGTGTCAATAATGGAGATAACGTAAAATGGCATATGTAGGCACACCTATAGATACCAGAAACCAATTTCAATCTCTTCAAGGTAAGAGATTTAATGGTGATGGAAGCACGACTGATTTTACATTGGATGTAGCACCTGGTTCAACATTAGACATTGAAGTATTTGTTGGTAATGTAAGACAAGACCCTAACTCAGCATACACTTTGTCGGGAACAACACTATCGTTTACTGGTGCACCTCCTAGCGGCACAAACAATATTTATGTTGTTCATCAAGCAAAGAGTGTAGGAACTATTAATGCTCCAGATAATTCTATAGATAGTGCTCAATTAAACACTGCATTTTTAACAGGTGCAACTGACATTGGTGCAGGTATAGCTGACGCTGATTTATTTTTGGTAGATGATGGAGCTAGTGGAACTTTAAGAAAAGTTGCCGCTTCAAGATTATCTACTTATATAAGTCCAACTTCAGCAACAGATTCTTTCACAATAAATGGTTCAACACCTACATTAACAATAGGTGATGCAGGAGCAGAAGATACAAAAATTGTATTTGATGGTAATGCACAGGATTTTCACATCGGTTTAGATGACTCTGCCGATGACTTACTAATAGGATTAGGCAGTACTTTAGGCACTACTACACATATGGCTTTTGATGAAGCAGGTCATATAACAAAACCTTTACAATCTTGTTCTTTAGCAAGAATAGGAACTAATGAAAGTATAAACTTTAGTTCAATGACAGATTTAAAATTTGATACTGAAATATTTGACCAAAATGCAGATTTTAATACGTCAAATTACACCTTTACAGCTCCTGTTACAGGTCGTTATTTGGTAAACGCAATGACTGGACTTTCTGGTTATGGAAATGCGGCTGAATTAAATTTTAGAATTGACGCTTCTAATAGAGATTTTGATATTAGAAGATTTGGCATGAACGGAGGCGGCTCTGGTGGAAACGTAACAATTATGACTGGTTCTGTTCTTGTTGATATGGATGCTAGTGATACTGTGAAACTTAGATTAGAAGTAGCTAGTGGAACTAGTGTAGAAGTTTATCCAGAAAGAAGCTGTTTTAGCGTGCTATTGGTAGCTTAAATGAAACAATTAACTTTAAAGGAGGTTTAAATGGCTAATCATACAAAAACAATAACATTAACAGAAACGCAACAAAAAATATTATCTAATGATTTATATAATGATACTGATAATGCAGGAATAGATACATGGCTTCAAGATGCAATAGATGGTAAAGTTAACAACTGTTGGAAAAGATTTAGAAATGAATGGACACAAAAATTAATGGATGACTCATCATTCACAGATACTATTCCTAGTAATCAAACAGATTTTGTAAATTTAGTTCTAGCAAGAAGTGATTATGAAAATCGTAAAACTAGAGATGACAAAATTAAATAGGAGTAACACATGAGTAAAACAACAATACCAAGTGGAGGAATTTCTAGTGATATAGCTCTTGATGGAGATATATCAGTAACAGGAACAACACCTTCAGTAACAATAGGAGATGCAGGAGCAGAAGATACAAAACTTGTATTTGATGGTAATGCACAAGATTATCATATTGGATTAGATGACTCATCAGATGATTTAGTAATTGGATTAGGTAGCACTCTTGGTACAACTTCTTATTTAAATTTTGATGAAAATGGAAAATTGTCAACAGGTGGTGAAACAGCACCAGACATAGCAAACGGAGGTTTATGTTTAAATGGTGGTGCAAATGACGAAAGTTACTTAACATTTAAAAGTTCTGATGTTGCTCATGGTATGACAAACGAAGATGAAACCGATACTTTTGCTACTATTGCAAAACAAAGTGCAACTAAAGGTGGATTACAAATTAGAGCTTTTGCTGAAGACAGAACGGAAGAATGGTTAGAAATGAATTGTCAAGCAGACAGCGACCCAACAACAACAAGAGCTACAAATGTAAAAGGTGCTTTTGTTATTGGAGTTAATAAAAAAAGTGGGTCGGGAACAACTGGTGTTGGCACTAATGGTAATTTAGTTAGCATCGCTACATATACAAACACAAGATTCTTTTTCGATGCTGAAGGTGATTTTCACGCAGATAGTGGTTCTGGAACTTATGATGCTTACGATGATGCACACTTAGTTCGTGCTTTTGATATTACAAAAGGAACTGGTGTTATAGAATCTAAGTTTGATAAATTTGTACAATACAATCATGATAAACTTGCTGAATTAAATTTAGTTGGTAGAGAAAAAGATGGAACACCTAATCATTTTATTAATGTTACAGGTATGCAAAGATTACATAATGGTGCTATTTGGCAACAATATGAAAAACATAACCAGTTACTAGAGGCTGTTTATGATTTAGCAAAAGAAACAGTTGGCGAAGAAAAAGCCAATGCTATTCTAGAAAAACACGAAGTTAAACGATTGCAATAGGAGGCAAAAATGGCAATAACAGCAAACGTAGATTTAGGTAATGGTGTATCAGCATCTAGTTGTTATATAATTGTACCTACTGCTTATGTTAAAAAATTTAGTGATGACTCATTTAAATTAATTTATGATGTTATCATTTATAAAGATGCTACAGATAGGGCTACAAATATGGAGTCTAAACAAATTAAATGCAGAGAAGTTGACCATCATAAAATAACTTATGACCCAACAACAAGTGATAACCCATTTAAGTTAGCATATACAGATTTAAAAACAAATTCTAAATTAAGTTCAGTATCGGATGCATAGAGGAGTAAAACATGGCACTAAGTAAAATAGATATAGAAAACATGGTGACAGGAGAAGTCAATGTTGCTAATGGTGGCACTGGTTTATCTTCTGGAACTACAGGACAGTTTTTAAAATTTACAGGTGGTACTACACTTGCTAGTGCGGCTGATAACGCAGGTATTACAACTGCTTCTATATGGAGAGTAACTTCTAACTTTGATGGAGATGCTGACCCAATAGCTAGTAACTGGGAAGAAATGGATGCACCAACTGGTTATGGTGAATTAGGAAGCAATATAACTCAATCTTCTGGTATTTTTACATTTCCCGAAACTGGTATTTATTCTATAAGTTACACAATCATGTTATATAATGACACTGCAACTGGTAGGTCAGTGCACAGTATTAAAACAACACATGACAATTCTACCTATGCTTTAGCAACTAGTGCGGCTTGTTTTTGTGATTCTGGTTATTTACAAAGTTCTACTTGCCACACTCTTTTTGATGTTACTGATGTTACCACTCACAAATGCCAATTTGAAATAAATCAAGTAACAAATAATAGTAACGGATTACTAACAGGAACAGATTATAATTACACTTATGTTCAATTTATAAGATTAGGAGATACGTAAAATGGTAGACATGGTAACACTTAGACCAAATCATATTGAAGATGCTTTAGTAAAATTACATAAAGGGCAATGGTTTACTTGGACAGATAGTAAAAATAAAATTTATGCTAACTTACGTCTCACTGAAAAAATAGGAGTTAATGGTAACCTTGTAGATAATACAGTAACAGAATTACCAACAGAGTCAGCAGTAAACGCAAAGCTCAAAGAATTACAAGACGCATGGGATGCGGCAAACGGAGGATAGATGGCATACATAGGAAAATCAATAGAGAGTGGCACATTTGCTGTATTAGACACAAGTGGTAATACTTATAATGGCTCTAACACTACATTTAGTTTAGGCACACAAGTTGGTTCTCCTGCACAATTACTTGTCTCACATGACGGGGTAATTCAAAAAGCAGGAACAGATTATAGTTTAGCGAGTGGCGGCACACAAATAACTTTTAGTACAGCTCCTGCATCTGGTGCTTCTATTTTTATTGTAGAAATATCGGGAGCAGTTGGTGGACCATTAGATTCAGATTTAAATGGCAGTGAATTAATTTTAGACACTGATGGTGACACAAGTATCACAGCAGATACAGATGACCAGATAGATATTAAGGTTGCAGGCACAGATCAGATAACGATTAAAGATGGTGCTTTATCCCCAGTAACAGATAATGATATAGATTTAGGAACATCTTCATTAGAATTTAAAGATGCTTTTTTTGATGGCACAGTAACCACTGATGGATTAACAGTTTCTGGCACACCTTCTTTTGCTGATGGTTCAATAGCCATTGCTGATCTTGACATTGACGGGGGCACAGATATTGGT